TCATTCGTACTCATTAGCCAAGGAATTAATTCAGTAAGACCTACTATTAAAAGCCCTATACCTGTACTTCCCATAAGTGCGTTAATAGACCTTTTTGCAACCATAGTAGCTCTTGATAGAACGGTCATTCCTGCTGCTGCTTGCATAGCTACTTTTCCTTGCAAAGCCATAATTTTAATATAAGCAGTTGTTAGTCCTGAAACAGCTATTAGTGTAAGCTTATATATACCAAACCATTTAGCTAGGGTAGTAACAATCTTGATTGTCTTTACTATTACTCCACTATTTTTAGCTATAACATTAAAGAATGATGCTATATTTTCTATAGCTCCCTGAAGTCCTTCTGAAAAACCCTTCATAACAGATATAGATATACCCTGAACTGCAGAAGTAAATTTTAAAAACGCACCCTGCAAAGTATCTCCAACAATACCTGCCATTCTTGCTCCCTCTCCGTTAGCTTCTTTCAATGAATCTCTTAAAGCTATAGTTCCATCTGCAGTAGTAAGCATTTGCTCAAAAGCTGCTGCTTGTCTTAAATCTACAACCTCTAAAATATCAGCCATATCCCCACCATCTGCTATAAATCCTTTCATAGCAGGAACTAACTCATCTAAACTATGTATAGTTTTTCCGAAGTTCATTGATAAGTCTGATGTAGGGTCTTGCATTTTAAGTAATATATTCCTTAAAGATGTACCTGCAATAGAAGCTTCAATACCTGAATCCGTAAGCTTTGACATCATAGCTGCAGTATCTTCAATAGAGAATCCTGCCGACTTTGCAATAGGTGCAACTTTAGTCATAGATGTACTCCATTTTTCAATATCCATAGCAGAACTCGCAAAGGAAACAGCCATAACATCTACAACTCTTTCAGTTTCACTAGCATCTAATCCAAAACCTCTTACTGCTGCACCTGCTACCTGTGCTGCTCTAGCTAAATCTGTTCCTGTTGCAGTTGCTAAGTCTAATGTTGCTTTCTGTGCATCCATTATTTCAGATGCAGTAAATCCTAATTTTGAAAATGCTAGTTGTAATTCCCCTACCTGTGCTGCTGTAAAGAATGTTGTTCTACCTAACTCCTCTGCAGAAGCAGTTAGTTGTTTGAACTCCAAATCAGTAGCTCCTGAAACTGCTTGAACTTTAGCCATAACAAATTCAAACTCAGCAAAAGTCATAACTACAGAACTAACTACTTGGTTTACTAATCTAAACGCACCGACAATAACTCCAATAGCTGCAGCACCTTTAATGAACTGCTTTGCCATCCCATTAGATGATTTCGTAACAGCTTTTGTTGCTTTATTAGAGCCACTTAAATCTTTCTTTAAATTTCTTAAATCCTTAGATTGATTTTTAATTGCTTTAGAAGAATCTATATATCCTTTTGTAGATTCTTTGGTAGCTTTCTTCCCATTAGCTATTTCTTTTTCATAATCACTAGTTTCTTTTCTTAATGCTTTTAATGATTTCTTTAAATCAGCAACCTGTTTAATGTTTTTAATTTCTACTTCTATTGCTACCTTACTTGCCATATATATTTATTTTAACCTATTGTTAATTTAATTTCCTTCTTTACTAATCCCTTACTTACGATATCTTCAACATCTTTAACTATTGAATCTTTTATCCTTTTTATTGCACCACCCTTCTTCCAACTTTCTCTTGCAAAATCTATAAAGAAATATCTTCTTTCTGCAACTAATTTACCACCTGCAGTATAATACCCATCTTCTAAATTACTTTTAACAGTATTTACAAAGTTAGCTCTTTCATGTTCACTCCCAAATCTCAGCTCACCTCTTTTCTCTTTATCATAAGTCCAACTGTCTATAGCGTTATAAGTAGCATTAACACCTGTAGACTTTCCATTATTAACCAACCACATATAAGGAGTGTCGTTCATAATGTAGAGAAAAATTCTATCAGGAGTGCTGACTATTTTATGATAAAACCCATTTTTTAAAGTTCCCTTACCTATATGCTTTTGAAGTTCAAGTTCCTTTTTCAAGGCTCCTATCACTAAAAACTTTTCTTTCTCTAAAGCTTCTTGTATTTTTTTATACTCTGCCATTTTATAGTTTATGTTCTAATAACTTCATCACTAGGCTCTTTATCATCTGCAAATTCTGAACCCCTGTCTCTTATTACATTTGTGAATCCTATTGCTTCTTCATTAGCAACTACAGGTATTTGATATTCTTGTTTTTCCCTTAAACTTATTGAAGATATTTCTGTAACACTACCTGCTGCAGCATTACTTGAAAAGAAATTAAGAAAAAGTATTTCATTAGGAGATTTAGCTGTAAAATTAAAAATAATTTCTCCTGTGCTGCTGAAAGATGATGGTAATTCAAAAACACCTTTAGACCCTCCACTTAAAGCTACAATAGTTGGTGGAGTCCCTGTTAAAGAGTTAAAATAAGTGCTTATTTCTAAAGTTGCTACTTGAGTTCCTTTGTGAAAATTAATTACAAGAGAATAATTTGCTCCAACAATCAATCCATTAAACTTTTGACATAAACCTGAATAACCTGAATTAGTATAGGAAATATTTATTTTATTATCTAATGATGTAGGACTAGCTGTAGCAGGAAAATAACCACCTGCTGCTGTATACCAAACAACCCATTTACCACTTTCCATCAGCTCTATATTATTAGATATAACCTCATTGAAAATACTATTTGTTGTAACAGGAATTACTGTAGTATTTCCTTCAGAAAGAGTGCTAGATGTAAAGTAATTACCATAAGGTAGCATTTCTTTCCCATACACAATTACAGGAGAATAAGTATTTCCGCCTGCCACCAAAGGAACGCCATTATCATTAAATTCTACTAATCTTCTTGTTGGATTTGACATTTTAATATATTTATTATCTCATTATTCCTGAATTATTAAAAGAATCTCTAGGTATAGATGTTCCCTGTTCACTCCATAATAATAATTCTACTTTTGTTGTTTTACTACCTACAATATAGTCGTTTATTTTATTTATCCTGTAATAATAACCACTAATATAAATTAAAACTCGTAAATCTAAATTTGCTATATCACTAGGGGTCAATCTAATATGAACATTTTTTATTTTAGGGTTTAATTTTAATTGTTCAATTTGCTTTTCCCAATAAGTTTGATATAATCCTTTATCTAAAAACTGAGAATAACTTGTGCTGAAATCACAGGAAAACTTTTGTTGCTTTCCACTTCCGTAGCATAAGAAAGGAGTAGTGCTAGTGTCCTCCATTGTGAAATCTCTGCTGACTGCTTTAGGTATAGTCCTTCCTAAACACATATTATCTATAAGATAAGGAATCCCACTATTACAGCTAAGTGTAGACGCAGCTTTAGTCCATAAAAAAGAATATCCATTTAACTCTGTACCTGCTGTACTATCTATACTTCTACACTCCATTTTAGACCAAGAAAGAAGTCTAGGTAAATTACTAAATCCCTGTTCAGGTCTACAGGCTCCATTCCAATAAGGAGTATTACCATCTGAGCAATCTTTCCACAAACAAGCAGTCCATAGTGTATCATTCTTACTATGAGTATCTGAAGTAGTGTAAGTTCCTGCAAAAAAAGGATTTTCAAATACACTAACACCTGTTTTAAATTCATTAGATAAATCTTCTTTATGGGGAAACTCATCTAAAATATTATCCCAATATAAAGAAGCTCTAGCAGCAACCTTAGTATCACTAGAATCTGTTTTAAATTTGAATATTATTCTACTCATTAAAGTAGTTTCAGGAAATACATCTTCTTGAACTTGAGATAAATCTACTTTATTTGTCCAATCTATCGCTTCGTTTAATGGCTTAAAGAAATCATCATAAGGCTCTATATAAACAGTTTTAGAATTAACATCTGTTCTGTATTGTAAGTTAAAAGCATGAGTAACTCCTTTTAAAAAGTCAATTTGAGATGAGTTGTCAGGAATTACATCTTTCAAATCAAATGTGTTTCCCCAATCCACAGTAGAAGGAGAAGAAAGTACAATAGAAACTTCTCCATCATTACCAAATCCCGTACTACCTGAACTTCCTCCAAAAATTTGAAAACCACTCCCTGATTTCTTATCTGTACTATCATTATGACCAAATCTCCATTTAAGACAAAAATCAACTTGGTCATTCTTATTTAGCCATCTATTTTCTATATTTACATCATCAAAGTTAAAGACCCTGTCTACATCTCCTGTAGGAGCTACAGGATAAAAGTTATTGCAACCCGCATAATTATCTGCAGGAGTACTATCTTCTTTCCCATATACTGTAGCTATAGTTTTCCAATCTGCCCAATTACTTTGCCCTACCATTTTAGTCCTACATATTATTTTTACATATTCTATTCTACAGGTTGATGCTGCTTCTGATGCACCCGCAGGAATATTACAAGCTTGAGATAAATAAGCTCCTATGTTGCTCATGTTTATATTGTAAAATCCAAACTCAGGTATTACAAATGATGAATTAGCTAACATACTTGAAGTGTAATTGGGGTCATCAATAGCAAGACTATTTGCGTTCCATTGAATTTGAGAAGTAGGATAGTATGTGTAACTAGCAGGTCTAAGAGTTGGACTCATATAACTCATACTATCTACAACTCCTGTAGAAAATGTTAATCTTTGTCCATTTTCAGAACTCCTTTCAGAAGCATTATTGTAAGTGAAATTAGGAAGAAGCATTATAAGTTTCTTAAACATAGCAGTCTCTATAAATGCTGAAGATATAGTAAATCCTTCTTGTGCAAAAATTTGTTTAAAAATATCATATATAAAAATGCCCGGTCTCCAATCTACTGTTGGTAAAACATTAGATATGTTGGCTCCCCAATATGCGTCTTCTCCTGTTCCTATAGCAAACACTTCCGACCAAAACTTTAATAGCTGTATACTATTATAGGCAAACAAACTGTCTTGACTTCCACCCTCTATACCTCCAAATTCTCCGTAACTAACATAAGGATAAACTATAGGGTAATCATTAGCTACAGGTGTATTCCAAGAATCCAAATAATTGTAAGCTCCCTGAACAAACTGACTTTTCTCCAAAGCATTGTCTGCCCACCAAGAATCTTTAACATCATCATACTGAAGCTTTAAATCAACTCCTGTGTTAGCTCCTTTATTATTTAGATTATCCCAACCACTACCCTTAGCTCCATTATGAACACTTAAGTCCATTAATTTTTTTTGAGATAAAGATGCAGCCCAATCTACATTATCTCCATAAAAAACGCAAGAATAATATGATGGAGATGATGTTTTACCCACTTGAGTTACTTGAAGTTTACCCAAAATATTATTAACTCCATCAAAAACAATCCTGCATGGTTTTCTGTTAGTAAGGCTATTACCTTCTAAAAAAGAGCCATCTTTATAGAGTCCTCTTAAAACTTGATTATTATTTTTTGTAGCAGGAATGTTAAATGTCTTACTATAAGTACCTGCTCTTTCCTCTAAATTTCTAACATCTATAACTCCAAAAGTTATAGCTAAAGGAAAATCAGATGAATCTCCAATATCTAACCTTCCTAATATGCTTGTATTAAAATCAACACCTCCAACAAGAGAAACTCTAAGGCTTACATTAGTTGCAACTGCATTAGATTGAGCAAATATTCTAAGTGTTTCATTGGCTGCGGTAGTAGTGAAAGTTGCTTCAGAAGTTCCACTTGTAGACCTCCTAGCAGAAGCTAGAGAGGTATAACTTGTTCCTGCTGTAGTTACAGAAGAAACACCTATATCATCTGAACCTGTTTTGCCACTCATAGTTATTCTAACAAGATAGGTAGCTCCTATTTTTAATGGAGAACAGCAAGGATAAATATAATCTGTTCCTGAGTGAGCAGGTATAGATATGTTATACCTAGAATCTACAACCCAATCTGCTTGATTTGTAACTCCATCAAAATTCCCTTGAGATGCAGATTTTAGTCCTGTTGCAGAATACTTATAATCTAATAATTCTATATCAACCATATTAATTTCTTTGTGTTAGTATCTCTTGAGATTCTGTATATTCTATATTGTATGATGTAACCCCCTCCTCTTGATTTACAGAAGTAACCTCTGTATTAGTTATAATTACAGGTAAATAGTAAGCTTTTTCGGGTCTTTGATATGAATTTAACTCATTAATGTGATAAGCCATATCATGATTATAGTCTTGACTTTCTACCCCTCCTGCATTTACTTCAATCCATACATTAGGAGATGTAAATAATTCCTCTAGCCATTTAGACTCTAAATAGGTTAATGGTTCTGTATATACACTTTTAGAAGTGGATGCGTTTAAGCTAACAACTTCAGAACCTCCTCTATATGTATTAAAGCCCCTCATTGTACTATCGTAATAACTACCTGAAGTATGAGCAGTCCCATCTGCTTGTGTTTTTGATTGATGATATCTTCTATCAGGTAATGCTGATTCTATAATATTTTTACTTACTTGAAGCCCCTGAACTACATTTCTATTTGCTGTATAACTATCTATACCTCCTGCTCTATTAAGCCAATGAAATCTTACTTTCTCAAAAGCTCCTTGTGGTTCATAGTCTTTAACTCTATAAAAATATACAGCTGTATGTCTGATTGCAGACCATACATTATTAACATTTGTATTGTAATTACCTCTAAGATATATTCTGTAGTAATCTGTATCAGCTGTAATTGGAGTTCTAGCAGTTACATAAGGATAATTAGAGTTTTGAGGTGCGTATGCGTGGCTATTTATATAGGCAGGAGATACATTTTGTGATGAAACGCAATTTTGTGAATGAGAAAAAACAGTTGTATCATATTTAAAAAAATCATGTGATATGTCTGAAGTTATTTCCTCTAATCCATTTTGGTTTGTCCAAGTAGAACCTAATACAAAACTCAGACCTGTACTTCCATCTTTATTATATGCTTGACCGTAAGCTTCATACAGGTTATAATAATCAGTAGGGTCATTACCATTATAAGATTCTCTAATAAAAAAATATAAAAACTCTGAATGCTCATCTCTACCTACAGGCTTATACAAACTAGGTATTTTATTTGTATCTACACCATAATTAGGACAATTAGTCATTGCTAACTTAGGGGTTATAGAATTTGTACCCCACTTCTGTATAGTACGCATTTGATTATAGTAAGTATTGTTTGCTGTAGGAGGTACTGAATTTATAGCTCTAACATTTGGAACACTTGTTAGCGTAGTGCTTGCAAGTTCTAAATCTCCTGTACTAGTTAGTATATCAAAATTACAAAAAACCCTAACTTGTCTATATGCCCCATTTCTAGTAACCACATAAGGACTTACATCTGATGTTATATTATCTTGTTTTATTTTACCCCCATTCATACCACCCCATTCTACAGTCTGCAACCCACCCATTCCCAATGGAGTTAAAGAATAGGATAATTGGTCTGAAATTAAAGAAGAAACATCTATGGTAAATGTTTGAAATTGAGGAACTGAAGATGTAACACTATCTGTTACCGCTAAATCCCTAGTTTTGCTAATTGTTGCTATTGTTTCCCATCCTGATGAAGCTCCTGTAGTCACTTGAACACTAAATATGCAATTTACTATATCTTTTTCAGCTGAAGGAGTGTATTGGTCTGTAACACCACTAGAAGTCCAAACTGCTTGGTAAACCATAGGTAGACCTGCTGAAACTAAATAATTACCATTAAAGTTTTGCTGTTGGTCGTTAAAAAAATCACCTGAAAACCAAAGAGGTGTTTTACCCCATTTTACTGTTCCATTTATTGTTGCCATATCTTAATATATTCTATATTTTTTGTTTAAATAATCTACTACTTTTGCTGTTTCAGCATCTGTTAATTTTCTATCATAAGTGATAACTTCTTGGAAATCTCCATCTAAGTATCTAGTGTTAATTGCTGCAGGAGGTAATAATCCATCAGTTATTTGCGTACACCCTATTCTAAACTTTTTTTCTGAGTAAGATTTATTAATTTGAAAACTTTCATTATTAGAATTAACAGAATAAGAATTTGAAGAATCATAGTAGTCCAAATAAGCCCTCTGACCTTTTTTTCTTAAAGCCCCAATATGATATTTCCCTGTATTAACTGTTTCTGTTCTTATTAATAAGACCGCTTCTCCATCACTTACAGAAACCTCATAGGAGCCTGCAGCATTAGTTCCCATCTCTATAAGAGAACCATCAGTTAAATTATAATACCCAAATACAGCATTACTTACTGCATTTACCCTACTAACTTCAAATATTGAGAAGTCATTACTTTCTGATGTAACTAATTTATTGTCTGAAACCAAAAAACTATAATCAGGAGTAGTAAAGAAAGTAAACTGTGTTTTATCTAAAGCACCTCCACCATAAGTATATCTTAGGGGCTGAAAAGCTTTATCTGTTTGTGCAACTCCATTTCCTTTACCTGAACCATCTCCAACAGCACTAACTTTTTTAGTAGGAATGCTAAATGTAACATTACTATCAGCTCTTAACCAAGATGCTAAACCGCTTATTTGATTTGGGTAGTTAGAAACAGGAGCAAAGCACTTGCTGAATATTCTATACCCAAAATTCATCTTTAATTGAAGAAGTTGGTCATTAGCAACCTCTTTCTTTCTCTCAATAGCTAAACTACCATCCATTAAGTAGGCTATGGTAGTTCCATCACCTGTAGACCCCCTCATATAACTCTTTAGGAACATATCTAACCACTCGTTAGCTAAATCCTGAAGGTTATCCCATCTTTGCTCTATACTTTCGTTCTTTTGTGCTGTTCTGTTATATAAATCTGAAAAATAAACCTCAAATGAGTATTCCTCCCAACC